CTGCACAAGATTGTGGGCAGCGACTTCCGGCAGGAATTTCCGTGGGAGGTGTAGGCGTTGGAAGAGAACGCAAAGAAAACGCCGCCTGCTACGCGGGCAAGGAATAAGCGTCATTACATTAAGATGCTGGCCGAGGGACGATGCACGCAATGTGGCGTGGTCGATGATCGGACCCGCCAGGGCCGGTGCAGATGTGCAGAATGCAATGAAAAATCTCACCCAAACAGGCAGAGGTTCAGAACCGAGGAGCAACGGCAGATGGAGAACGAGGATAAGCGGGAATGGGCCCGGATGCGAAAGGCCGCCCATGTTTGTGTAAGTTGCGGGACACAAGATGCCAATACGATCAGCGGTAGATCATACTGTAAACAATGCGCGACAAAACGGGCATACAGGCAAAGGGAAACATGGGATTATAAACATGAGAAAGCGTTGCGTGACGCGAGGCGCGAGAAGTGGAGGAAAGACGGACTATGTACCAACTGCGGCCATGAGAAGGAAGAATCCGACAAGGCGATGTGTTTGAATTGCCGGGTGAGGGCTAAATTGCGCAAGGAGAAGCACAAGATCAATAGCGGCTGGCTACCTCGCGGATTCAACGGCAAGTGCTACCAATGCAACCGTGAACAAGCTATACCAGGTAAACGCCTTTGCCAATCCTGCTATGAGAAGAAGATCGAGGTATTGCGGGAAAACTCAAAGCACAAGGCACAGGCCAAGGAAGGATAAACCATGAATAAGAAGCCAACACCACAAGAGTTAATCGCCGCCATACACGCAAAGTGCCTGGAATGCAGCGGCGGCAGCCGGAAACTGGTGCATAACTGCGACATCGAGTATTGCGCGTTATGGCCCTATCGGCGGAGCGAGCCGAAGGAGAGCAGCCAGATCAGAGGGCAGATCGGTCTTTTCGACCTCGAAAAGAGGGCAGGCGCATGAAGGTGACAGTATGCCGGAAATGCCGGTATTTTCGGGAAAGACGTTGGAGCCACCGATACGAGCCGAGGGACTATCACACGATAGGCATGACGCATTACTATGGCTACTGTACTCTGAACAAGAAACGCTGTTTGGAGGTTCGGACAAAAGATTGCACGCCTAATCAAATGACCATATTCGACGTAAAGGTTTAGAAAAGCGCGAGCGTTCGCGCATTTGGAGGGATGAACCATGAGGAGCGACAATGTTCAGATTCAGGGCGCCGACGGCATGGAGAAGGAGGTCAAGCCGGTTGTGATTCGCAACCGGGACATTCCTCTACTCTCCGATGTGTTTTACATCATGCAGGAGATATGCCAGATCGAGCAGCGCCGGGACTGGCAGCGGGATAGGATGCTGAACATCACCCAGCACCTATCCGGGATGCCGGGCGGCGGGGGCGTGCCCAAGGGCCTTGACGAAGCGTTCTCCCTCCTGTCGGAGCTGGACGAGGAGCACGAGCAGCGGTGCAAGGATTATGTTCGGCAGCTAAAGGCGGCGCAGAAGATTCTCAACGGGATTGAATGCCAGAGCATGAGGACGTTTGTCATCATGAAGTACGTGATGAACGTGCCCGATTCGCAGATTCGCCAGGAATTGAACATGACGCGGACGGGCTTCAATCGGGCGCGGCGCTGCATCGAGAGCGCAGAGCGCATGGCAACCGTAGTATGGCGGGAGCGCTATGTGCTGGCATAATGTTAAGAATTAGCGAATTTGTAAAAACGTGTTGAAATGACAAAGGCAATTTGCTAAAATGCTATCGTCGGTAGAACTGTGAGAGCCGGACAGCGCAAGTTGTCCGGCTTTCCCTATTTTTGGCAGATTGGAGGCGATGGTATGGCTATCCAGATAGAGGTTGACGCTTCTGACCTGAAAGGCATCATTGACCGCCTGCATCAGAACATGACCGAGGAACAGTTTGAGCGGGCCATGTACGGCATATTCCAGCGCACAGGCCGACACGTCGCCGCGATCCTGAAAAAGGACTTACCCATAAAGTACGAAGTCAAGCCTGGAGACATCGGCGCAGCCGTAAAAAACGCCCAGGTTTCTTCGGGCTTCGGGGGCGTCGGTTGCGTCATACCGATTGTCGCCCCGCGTGGCAAGATCGGCAGCCAGTATCGCGCTGCCGGTGGCGCTCATGGCTGGAACAGCCTGCGGCGCAAGTACAACGTCAAGGCGCGTATTCTGAAAGGCGCACAAAGCACGCTGCCGAGCAAGTGGCATTCCGGCTATCCCCCATTCCGCAACCTGGGGTCGAGGCTGGGCGGGCTGACGTTCGCCCGAAGCAGCAAGGCCAGAGGGCCGATTATGAAGCTGACCGGCATTGCCATACCGCAGATGCCCATGAACCGCTCCGAGGCACAGGTGCAACAGGACATCAAGGATTACCTGGAAAAGGTGATCGAGCAGCGCTTCAATGCGCTTATATCGGTGGGACGATGAGCGTTGAGATGACCAAGAAAGAGCTCGCAACCATTGCGGGCTATACCTACCGGCGAATCTATGACATCGACCGGGACTTACCCCCGGAGAAGAAACTGTTTGTAGCGGGCGAGGGCGGAAAATACGACCTCGCCATTTTTGTGCAGCGCTGGGTTGAATACAACGTCCAGAGAGACGCCGAGGACGTTGAGGACCTGGACGCCGTGAAAGCCCGCCACGAGGCCGTCAAAATCGAAAAGACGGAGCTGGAAGTGGCTAAGATGCGCGGCCAGTTGATTGCCATTCAGGACGTAATGCGGCTATGGGGCGACGTTGCCAACACGGTCATGCAGAACATGATCCACCTGGCAAGCAAGGTCGCCCCAATGGTGCGCATGATGGATAATGTCGAACAGATTGCCAATGTGATCGACACGGAAGTGCGCAAGACCCTGACCGACATTTCCACAACACCGCTGCCGGACTACGCGGCAGCAGAGACCGAGGATAGCGAGGAGGATAGCGAGGAGGTGTAACGGTGGGCGCATTAGCTGAACTCGCCCGGTACACCTATTCGATGTTCAGACCTCCGGCCCGTCAGACCGTATCTGAGTGGGCCGACGCCAACCGCGTGCTGGTTTCAGAAAGCAGCGCCGAACCCGGCGCATGGCGCACAGACCGCGCCCCATACCAGCGGGAGATCATGGACGCCTTTACCCAACCTGGCGTATGGCAAATCGTCATCATGGCGAGCGCCCAGGTCGGCAAATCCGAGATCGAGCTGAACATGATGGGTTGCGCCATCGACAATGACCCCGGCCCGATGCTGTACATCCAGCCAACGGATAAGGTGGCCGAGGATTATTCCAAGCGCCGCATAGCGCCCATGATAAACGCCTGCCCCACCCTGCGGCAAAAGGTGTTCAAGGCCCGCAGCCGGGACGCAATGAACACCATCACCATGAAAACCTTCCCCGGCGGCAGCCTGGCGATTATCGGAGCGAACAGCCCGGCAGACCTGTCCAGTAAGCCGGTACGGTATATCTTCATGGACGAGACAGACCGATTCCCGGCAAGCGCCGGAACCGAGGGCGACCCGCAGGAATTGGCCGAGAGGCGAACCGAGACCTTTAGGCACAACCGAAAGATCGTCAAGACCTCAACGCCGACCATAAAGGGGGCGTCCAAGATCGAGACCGATTACATGAACGGCACGCAGGAGGAATGGCATACCGAATGCCCCCATTGCCACACCTACAGCTACATCCGATTCGCGGATATTCACTTTGAGAAAGAGGACTTCACCAATCAGAACGGCGACGAGGATTACACCGTCAAGGTCGTAACCTGGCGCTGCCCGGTATGCAAGCGGGACATCGGCGAATATGAGTGTAAGCGCCTGCCCGCCAAATGGGTGAGCAAAAACCCCAAGGCTTTAGATAACGGCATACGCAGCTTCAGGCTGAACGCCTTTATGTCGCCGTGGAGCGACTGGAAGGATATTGTCTGGAAATTCCTGAAAGCCCATAAGGACCCGACGAAGCTACAGACATTCTACAACACCATATTGGGCGAGGTGTGGGAAATCCACATCAACAGCGGGCTTGACGAGATGCTGTACAAGCGGCGGGAGCACTACCCCGCCGAGGTGCCGCCGGGCGTGCTGCTGCTGACGATGGGAATGGACACCCAGGACAACCGCTTGGAATACGAGGTTGTGGGCTGGGACAGGAACGGGCAAAGCTGGGGCATCAGCCGTGGCGTCATCCCAGGTCGGCCTGACGCGCCGGGTGTATGGCAGGAGGTTGACGCGCTGCTTGACCGCGAATGGAAATCGACGAACGGCATCAAATTCCGAATCCTGGCTACGTTCATCGACTCCGGCGGCCACTTTACCACCACGATCTACAAGCAATGCGCCCGGCGGGCATCGAAGAAGATATGGCCCATCAAGGGCGAGCCTGGAGAAGGAAAGCCGGAGTGCAGACCCATGAAGCGCGGCCAGGGCGACGGTGCGAAGTTCATGCTGGGCGTTGACGCCGGTAAGGCGTGCATTATGACCGACGCGGCCATAGAGGAGCCGGGGCCGAACTACATGCACTTCCCCATCGACTACCGGGCAGGGTACGACATGGAGTATTTCAAGGGGCTCATATCGGAGCGGCTGGAAATCCACCGCCGCAACGGCAAGGGCGTGGCGGTGTGGGAGCAGTTCTACGAGCGCAACGAGCCGTTGGACTGCCGGAACTACGCCCGCGCCGCCTATCGCTATTTCCACTGGCGCTTCGATGAATTGGAGCGCTACATCAACGGCGAGGACACGCCGCCGATCATCACCAGGCAGCAGGAGACCAAACGGAAAACCCGACACGTAGTCAGCCGGGGCATTACAGTATAACACAAGGAGCGTGATAGCATGGCGGCCATTTCCGCATACACCCTGGAAGAGGCGCGAGAGATGCTGGGCCTATGGAAAAGCGCGGAGAAGTCGCTGGCGAGCGGACAAGTGACCAGTTATCGCGTAGGATCGCGGGAATGCACCCTTCTGGACATGGAGGACATCAGGGCCGCGATCAACTATTTCGGGAATTTGGTTGAAGCCCTCTCCGGCGAAGTGAGAACCAAGCGCGTGACCCGCGTCGTTTTCCGCGACCTGTAAAAGGGGGATCAGGCATTGAATACGAAACCGAATTTAAGGGAACGCGCCCTTTATCTGTTCAGCCCCAGGCGAGGCAATGACGCCTACAATAAGCGGCTACGCCAGGAAAAGGAGCGAGAGCAGAAAACCACAGTCCATAGACGGTCAGCGTCTCCCCGCATGAGCTACGGCAGCCACGGCGCGAGCACGACAAAGAACTCCATGCTTGGCTGGATTGTAGACGCGGGCAATGCCGAGGACAGCATTGACCTCTACTCCTCCACCCTGCGCCAGCGCTCCCGCGACCTGTACGAGAGCGGCGGGCTTGCCCGAAGCGGCGTGAACACCCTGACAACCTCCGTCTGTGGCTGGGGAATCATGCCAAAGCCGAAGATCGACGGCGATTTCCTGGGGCTCTCTGACGAGGCCAGAGAGGAAACGGAGCGGAATATCCTTCGGGAGTGGCGGCTGTGGGCCGAAAACAAGATGTGCGACGCGGAGCGCCAGCAAAACTTCTACGACCTACAGCAGTTGGCTTTCCTGTCCATGCTCATGAGCGGCGACGTGTTTGTACTGTTCGGCATGAAGCCCAACGCCAGGACACCCTATCAGACCACGATACGCCTGATTGAAGCTGACCGCATCTGCAACCCGGATTCCAGCGGCGACAGTGAGAGCACCGAGACCGACAGCGGCGG